TTCACATTGGGTATAGAGATCTAATGGATTTTTTGTAACTGGGGAGCCTGTTAATATACGTCTGTACTTTGCAAGATAACCAATTTTACACAATTCTTGCGTTCTCTTCGCACGTTTATTTTTTATTGTGGTGCTTTCATCTACTATAAGAAGAGTTTTATCACCCCTTTTTAATAATTGATGTTTTAGAAACTTTACACCTTTATTCCTAGATAGTGATTCGATGTTCATCAATAAAAAAAAGAATTTGTTGTATTTATATTTATCTAATTTTTTTAAGTTGTGTGTTTTCCAAATAAATATATCAGGTTGTAGTTTAGAATGATTCTTAATTTCTTTAACCCAGTTGGTATAAACTGAATTAGGTGCTAATACAATTACATCATTAATTTGTTTACGTTCATATAAAAAGTTAGCATTATCAATGGCCACTTTAGTTTTACCTGTGCCCATCTCCATAAAATAACCGTACGCTTTTTGTTCATGTCCTAAGTCAAATGCTTTAGCTTGATGTTTGAATGGCTTAGTTTTCCACACACTTGCTTCCATGCATTCTTTTAAACTTTTTCCTTTACAAATACAAATAAAAATATATAAGCACTTCAAAGGAGGTTCTATGGATTTAGAACAAGAGTCGACCATTGCGGTCGATACCGGGATGTCAAAGGACATCGCCGATTCTTGCAATAAGTTAATAGATACTCAGAAACAGTTAAAAGCGATAGACGATAAACGAAAAAAGTTAGAAGAAGTTGAACGCACTCTTTCTGAGCAAACTATTCCAAACTTAATGCAACAGGCAGGTATTTCGATGCTTAAATTAGCAGATGGTTCATCTGTTGAGATAAGTAAAAAATATGCTGCTAGAATTCCTGCAGCTAAAAGTAATGAAGCTTTATCTTGGCTAAGAGAAAATGGTTTTGAAGATTTAATTAAAAATGATTTATCAATGTCATTCGGTATGAAACAAGATAATGAAGCAAAAGCTTTAGCAGCGGAACTCATCGAAAAAGGTTTTAACGTCAAACAAAAAACCCATGTTCATCATAGTACATTAGCTGGATTTGTTAGAGAACAAGTCGAATCAGGCAAAGATGTACCTCATGATTTATTTGGTGTTTATGTTGCCGATAGAACTAAAATATTAACAAAGGAATAATATGCCAAAAACAGAAAAAGCTCAGTCTCAAGAGCTTTCCAAAAAAACAGAGGCAAAACTTCCTGCAAAAATTGATCTTGAATCATATGCAGGACAAGGTTCGGAGTTTGTAAGTGCAAACGATCAAAAATTACCGATCCTTAAAATTCTTTATGCTAACTCACCAGTGCTAGATGAAAGTGATGGTAAGTACATAGAGACAGCAAAACCAGGTGACATCTATTCAGAAACTTCTGGAACTTTATGGAAAGGCAAAGACGGAATATTAGTTGTTCCATGTCTTTACATAAATACTTACAATGAGTGGAAAGATAGAGGTGATTCACCAGGAAGACCAGTAGGTATACATACAGATCCTGCTATTATGGCTAAAACAAATAGAGGGGATGATAACAAAGATAGACTTGAAAACGGTAACTATGTAGAAGATACAGGAAACCATTTCGTTTATATCTTAGATAAAAATTATCAACCTGTAGAGCAAGCGTTGATAACTATGAAATCTACTCAAAAGAAAAAATCTAAAACTTGGAACACTATGATTGGTACAAGAAGAAAACAAGGAAAGAAATCCATGTTCAATCCACCAAGATGGTCTACAGTTTATAGATTAAAAACTACTAAAGAATCTAATTCACAAAACTCTTGGTATGGTTGGGTTGTTGAGTTTGATAAATTTTTAGATGAAGTTAAAGACACTAAACTTTTACAAACAACACATTCATTTTATGAGTCAGCAATGAAGAGTGATATCTTTGGTAAAGTAGATTTTGTTGAAGAAAAACAACAAATGAAAAAAGCTGATGGTGTTCCATTTTAATGATCAAGGATCTCTTAAAGTTATTTCAAGGTGATCCTAATCAGTATCTCACTACCGTTCTTACAGGGACGGTAGATGAGAGGGGCAAGCATGAAGCTGAATGTAGCACGGTTCACGAACCTGTCACTGAAGAAATTTGGAAGAAACATATATCAGGTGAATTAAGAATAGGCATCAAACCTGAGAAAGATGACGTTGTTAAATGGGGCTGTATAGATATAGATCCTCGTAGTTATAAAGATTACGCATCAAAAAAATATCTAGATATTATTAGAAACAACAATTTACCTTTAGTGCCAACAAGATCTAAATCAGGAGGTCTACATTTATTTTTATTTTTAGATGATTGGTACAAGATTGTAGATGTAAAGAAAGTTTTAAATGCTTGGAATGATAAATACTTTTTGAGTGATGAAGTATTTCCAATGAATAAAGCAATGAATATGCCTTACTATAAAGCAGATGCAACCACGGAACACGGCTATGATGATAGTGGTAATCCAATACTAGTTGGTAGATTTATAGAGATAGCAAAAACAAAAGTTTCTAGTTTGAAAGAATTACAAGATTTAAAAACAGAAGATTACGAACCTGAGTTTGACTACAGTAAGTTCCCCCCTTGTATACAGAATTTATTGAGAGAGAAATGGGCGGGCAATCATAGAAATGATATTTTATTTAATGCTGGCGTATTAGCCAATAAACAAAGTGATACTGCATTAAGTAAAGAGGAAATGTTTGACGTTTTGAAAGAAAGAAACCAACAGTTTTTTGTAAGTCCATTAAGTGAAAGTGAAATTAGAAGTTCAATATTAAAATCTATTGGGGTAAAAAATTATAGTTATAAATGTCCTCCTAAGTATGGAGCGTTAAGTCCTATATGTAATAAAGAAGTTTGTAAAACTAGAGCATTAGGAATTGGTTTTGAACCACCAAATATAATAAATGATTTTACTAATATTACCTACACAAGATATATGAAAACCATTGAGTATAGTTTTAAATATCAAGATGAAGAGATTACGGTTAGGCCAGAAGATATGGTCGATGAAAAAGCCTGGCGAAAAAAATTATTAGGTTTTAGAATTTATTGGAAAACATTAGAGAGACCTAAAAAAGCACCACCACCTTTTGAATTATTAATGCATCACATAGTGTCTAATGCAACTGAAGATACAGAATCAAAATGGTTGGATGTGCTTAATGAAGAACAATACGACATTCTAAAAAAATTCTTTGAAGATCATTTAGAGGTAGACGATTACAAAAAAATAAAAGATGGTTTTGTTGTAGTAGATTCTAAAACACAGATTTGTTATTTTAAACAAAATACTTTAAAAAGATTTATATCAGGAAAGAAATATTTTAACACTACAAAAGAAGCAATGAAATTATTAGATTGTCAGCATTTAGATTATCATGAAGGAGAGAAAAATGTTTGGTCTGTAAAGATGCCAGAGTTCGTTGTTTATAAAGAGGTAAAGAAAAAGGCACCACAAAAGAAAAATCAAATATCAGAATTAGATGACGAATACCACACAGGAAAATTCAGAACTTAAACTTCTAAAAGAATTTAAGAAAAAGACCATAAAAATATTTGGGCCACCAGGTACAGGCAAAACTTTTACACTTATAGAAAGAGTATTAAAAGGCCATTTAAAAAAAGGAGCTAGACCACAACAAATAGCTTTTTTATCTTTTACAAACAAAGCTGTTAATACTGCAAAAGAAAGAGCTCTAGAAGCTTTCCCTCAATATGAAGAAGATGATTTTAGTAAATTTAGCACCTTACATAGATACTGCAGAAAATTTTTTGAAGAAGAAGTTTTTGATCCTAAAGATTGCATGATTGATTATGCATTACAAAATCATATTGTAAAAAGAACAGACTCAAGATTATCTGAAGATGACTTTACTTATAAAGATTGGTCCTTACAAATATATAGTAAAGCTAGAAATTTAAGACAAAGTCCAACTACTATTTACAAACAAGAAGCATATAAAAGAGATAGTCTAGATGTTTTTGTAAGAAAGATAAGAACGTATGAACATTATAAAACTTCTGGTGGCCAAAGATCGTTTATAGATTTTGATGACATGATTGAAAGAGCTATACATGAAGTAAACTTTCCACCATTAGATATTTTAATTTTAGATGAAGCTCAAGATTGCACCCCTCTTCAATGGGATGTTATTTATAAAATGGCAAAGAATGTTAAACGTATTTATCTAGCGGGTGATGATGATCAAGGAATATATAAATGGAATGGTGCAGATCCTTTATACTTTACAGATTATTTTCCTGGTCGAAATGTTAAATTAAGAAAGACAAGAAGATTTGGAGAAGCTATACACCACTTCTCACAAATTATTCGTAGAGGTATACAAGGCAGTATAGAAAAAGAATATTTACCTTCGGACAAAGATGGATATGTTAAAAGTTATTTTGATTTTAGTGATATCCCTATACAGAAAGAAAAAGGAACTTGGTTTATATTAGGTAGAATAAATAGCACTGTAAATGAACTAAGAATGATAGCAAAGGATGCAGGATTATATTTTAAAGATAATCATGAAAATAAATGTTTTGATCAAAAGCAATGGCAAGCAATTAAATCATGGACAAGATTAAGTAATAGTAAAAAAATAAATAAACATGATGCACAAAATTTATATAGGTACATTCGTGAATTATCGCAGACAAGTTTTAGAGGAGATAAGTTTTGGATAGGTGAACCAGACTTTAGAGATTACAGTTTTGAAGAATTAAAAGATTGGTGTGGTCTTGCACTGCCAGATAAATCTAAAAAGAAACCATGGTTTTGGATATTGAGAAGAAACTTTAAACCAAAACAAACAAGACACTTTATTAGACTACTTAGAAATTATGGACAAGAAGAATTAGATCAGGATCCAAAAATTATTATAGATACAATACACTCTGTAAAAGGTGATGAAGCTGATCATGTAGTTATGTACAGCAAAGGTAATTATGCATCAGACTTTGGACATAAAAAAAGAGATGATAAAACAGATGAAAGAAAAGTTTGGTATACTGGAGTGACTAGAGCAAAAAGAACTTTACATTTACTTCGAACAGACTATAAGTATAACTATCCTATTGGAGCAGATTATTTAATTTATATTAAGGAGAAAATGAATGACTGACGTTAATATGTTTGACGATTTTGAAAAACGCACAAAAGATCGTCAGGTTGGAGGCCGACACTATAAAGGTTATGCTATTCAGCCATATGATTTTATCACGGACAATAACCTTAATTACTTCCAAGGAGTAACAATTAAATACATTATCAGGTATCTCGAAAAGGGCGGGGAACAAGATCTAGAGAAAGTAAAACATTATTGTGATTTAGAGATAACTAGATTGCGTAAGAATAAGAGGATAAGTGATAAAAGAAAAATGCGAAAAGTGTGATGCTCCAGCTATAGTGATTCACTCAGATGTTTATTACTGTGCTCACTGTTACGCAGATAAAATGAATATAAAAATAGAGGAGAAAAATGAGTTTACAACTAACGATGAACTTTAAAAAACATATTTGGTCTTGCCCATCTGAATATAAAGATTTAACAGGAGCTAAAGAAATAGCTATCGATTTAGAAACTAAAGATGATGGAATATCTGATGGCTTAGGTGCGGGATGGGCTTTAGGTAAAGGTAATATAATTGGTTTCGCTGTAGCTGTAGAAGGGTGGCAAGGTTACTTTCCGTTTGGTCATTTCGGTGGAGGTAACATGATACCTGAACAAGTTAAAAATTATATGAAGAAAGTTTGTGCTATGCCTTGCACTAAAATTTTTCACAATGCTCAATACGATGTAGGTTGGTTAGAAGCAGAAGGTATTAAAGTTAATGGTGATATTGTAGATACTATGGTTGCAGCAGCCATAATTGATGAGAATAGATTTTCTTATTCTTTAAATGCTTTGTCTGTAGATTATTTAGGAG